AGAAGTGAGATAATAAGATAAATATGGCAGTAACAACAGGGCAATACAGCTCATTCCCGAGTCAGGCAGTTTCCGACGCTGAAAAGCGTTCAGATGAGTACGGCACGCAGGTAGCTAAAGCTATTGAGCAAGATTGGTTTAATAGAGACGGCAACGTAGGAAGGTATTATCAATCTTCTAATCAATACCATATGCTTAGACTATATGCTAGAGGTGAACAGTCTATAGGTAAGTATAAAGATGAATTTTCTGTAAATGGAGATTTGTCTTACTTAAACCTAGACTGGAAGCCTGTACCTATTATACCTAAGTTTGTTGACATAGTTGTTAACGGTATGCAAGATAGACTTTTTTCTATAAAAGCTGTAGGACAAGATTCAATATCTACGGATAGAAAAACTAAGTTTGTAAAAGGTATAGAACAAGATTTAGCTGCTAGAGAACTTCTTAAAGTTATGGAAGCTGAACTAGGTCAAGCGCCTAGAAATGTTCCAGAAGAAGAACTTCCTTTAAATAGTGAAGAGTTTCAGTTATATATGCAGTTAAACTATAAACAAGGTATAGAAATAGCTGAAGAACAGGCAATTAATAATATTTTTTTAACAAACAAATATAAAGAAATAAAAAAACGTATTGACTATGATTTAGCCGTTCTTGGAATAGGCGCTAGTAAATGTACTTTTAATAACACTGATGGTATTAAACTAAACTATGTTGATCCAGCTAACTTAATATGGTCTTACACTGAAGATCCAAATTTTAGCGATTGTTATTATTTTGGTGAAGTAAAAAGAGTTAAATTAAATGAATTAAAAAAAGAATTTCCTAGTACTTCAAATGAAGAGTTTAGGGAATTAGCTAGACAAAGTTATGACTGGACATCTTACAATGATACCTCTAATAACCAAAACAATAATGATGACAATATTGTTTCGGTATTATATTTCAATTGGAAAACTTGGGAAAATAACGTATATAAAATAAAAGAAACATCTACAGGTGGTAAAAAAGCAATTGAAAAAGATGATTCATTTGATCCGCCAGAAGATGAAAATGTAAGATTTAATAAAGTAGCAGAGGCTGTTGAGGTTGTATATGAAGGTGTTTTAATACTAGGTTCAAATGAACTTTTGAAATGGAAAAAAGCATCTAACATGGTTAGACCTAATGCTAACACTAATTTAGTTTTAATGAACTACGTTGTTAGTGCTCCTAGAATATATAGAGGATCAATAAGTTCATTAGTATCTAAAATGATGCCTTATGCTGATCTAATACAGTTAACGCATTTAAAAATGCAACAAGCTATTCAAAGAATGACACCTTCAGGTGTTTATTTAGATGCAGATGGTTTAGCTGAAATAGATTTAGGTAATGGAACTAATTACAATCCTCAAGAAGCTTTAAACATGTATTTCCAAACAGGATCTATTATAGGTAGATCACTTACTGTTGATGGAGATCAAAACTTAGGTAAAGTTCCAATTACAGAACTTCCCGGTGGTGGTGGTGGACAAGTTCAAATACTTGTTGGCGCTTATAATCAATACATTCAGATGATGAGAGACATCACTGGATTAAATGAAGCTAGAGATGGTTCTGATCCAGATCCAAAAGCCTTAGTTGGTGTTCAAAAGCTAGCTGCAGCTAATAGTAATGTTGCTACTAGACATATACTAGACAGTAGCATGTATATAACTACCAGATTAGCTGAAAACATTGCTTTAAGATTTAAAGATGTTTTAGAATATCATCCTACTAAAAAAGCTTTCATAAGTGCTTTAGGTCCTTTTTCAGTAGGATCTTTAGAAGAAATGAAAGATATGCATTTACATGAATTTGGTATATTCTTAGAATTAGAACCAGATGAGCAAGAAAAAGCTTTAGTTGAAGCCAACATTCAAGTAGCATTAGCTAGTGGTAGTATATTTTTAGAAGACGCTATAGATGTTAGAGAAATAAACAATATACAATTAGCAAATCAACTGTTGAAGTATAGAAGAATACAAAAACAACAAGCTGATCAACAACAAGCTCAAGCGGCAAGTGCAGCACAAGCTCAAGCACAGGGACAAGCTCAAATTGAAGTTGAAAATGCTAAAACACAAGCAGAACAAGTTAAAACTGAATCTAAAATTCAATATAGAACAGCAGATATTGAATTAGAAATTAAAAAATTAGAAATTGAAGCTAGAACTAAAAGAGAATTAATGCAGTTTGAATATGAATTAAATGTGCAATTAAAAGAATTAGAATTAAAAGCTCAAAAAGAATTGGTTGAAAAACAAAATCAAACTCAAAAAGACGTTGCGGCTATGAAAACCTCAACAGCAAGTTTATCTGGACCACCTAGTAGTGGTAAACCAGCAAAATCTTTTGAATCAAAAGGTAATGATGTACTAGGAGGTATTGATTTATCAAGATTTGAACCAAGATAACAAACAATAACTATTATATTATATTATGGAAGAAAAAGTACAAGTACAAGCCGTGCCAGAAGCTGCTGCGGATGCAATGCCACAAAACGAAGAACAAGTTGTTTTAGAACAAGCTATTGAAAGTGGTGAAGTAGATAAAGATTATGGTCTTCAAGACGATGGTGTTTATAAAGTAAATTTAGATAAACCTTTAAACACGGAAGAAAATGCCATTCAAGAGCGAGAAACAACGAAAGTATCTATGGATGTTCCATCCAAAGATAGCAAAGAGGTGGACAGCGAAGTACGGATCGAACCCAGTGAAAAAGAAGCTAAAAAAGAAGAAGTAGCAGTTAATGATGTACCGGATTCTCCATTACAATTAATAGAAGACAAAGAAGAAACTAAAGAAATAGAAGAACCTGTCGCTTTAGAAGAAGAAAAAATTCCAGATGTTGAAGGTAAAGTTTTACCTGAAAATATAGATAAATTAGTTAAGTTTATGGAAGATACAGGCGGCTCAGTAGAAGACTACGTGAGTTTAAACCGTGATGTTTCTAAAATGGATAACGTTACTTTATTAAGAGAATTTTATAAAAACTCAAAACCCCATTTAGATGCAGATGATGTTGAATTTTTACTTAACAAAAATTTTGCATATGATGGAGAAGCGGATGATCCGCAAGAAATTAAAGCTAAGCAATTAGCTTTTAAAGAAGAACTATTTAATGCTCAAAATCATTTTAACTCTAGTAAAGAGAAATATTATGCTGATCTTAAGTTAAGAAAGCAAAATGATATACCTCCTGAACAACGCGAAGCAATTGAGCACTATGATAGTTATAAGCAACAAAAAGCTGAAAGTGAGGTTAAAGTCGAAAGATTTAAAAAACAAACTGACGCAGTTTTCAACAAAGATTTCAAAGGTTTTGATTTTAAGGTTGGTGAAAACAAATATCGTTACAAAGTTGAAAACCCACAGAAAGTTAAGGAATTTCAATACTCTATTAATAATTGGATTGAATCGCATATAGATAAAAAAGGAAACGTTATAGACGCTGCCGGTTATCACAAATCTATGTTTGCTGCAAGAAATGCAGATAAAATAGCTGGACATTTTTACGAGCAAGGCCGTGCCGATGCAATACGTGAAAGTGCAAAAAAAGCAAAAAATATAAATATGGATCCTAGAAAAGACAATGCTTCAATGCCAAAAACTAATACATCTGGAATACGAGCTATTTCAAATGATGATAATCCTAATAAGTTGCGCGTTAAATGGAAGAAATAATTAATACTTAAAATCAAAACAAATGGCTTTTACAGCAAACCCGGGAAGTTTTCCCGCACCATTACAACCAACGCAAACTAAATCGCTGTACGCAGGAAACTATATAGATTTCACTGCAGCAGGATTTAAGCAATGGGGACAACAATTTTTACCTGATGTATACGAAAAAGAAGTAGAACGATACGGAAATAGAACTATCGGAGCTTTTCTACGTATGGTATCAGCAGAAATGCCTTCAGCTTCTGACCAAATTATTTGGACAGAACAAGGAAGATTACACACTAGATATGTAGGTCTAATACAAGGAGCTACAGCTTTAGCACAACCAGCTGCCTCAGCTGCAACAGCTGCAGTAGCAACTGGAGGTAATGTGCAACACTGGTATGTTCCAGTAGCAGCACAAACAGCAGTTACATCAGCAGGTTCTACAACAGACCAAACTACAGCTGTCAACTTTAGAGTTGGACAAACAGTTATGATTCAAAAGCAATCTTCTGCTACATCAGCAGTAGGTGCAGCTGGAACACCAGTAGTTAAAGGTGTAGTAACAGCAGTTACAGTACAAAACTTTAGTATTAAAACATACGGAGCTGTACCACAAGTAGTTGCTGCAGATAGATTTACTGTTATTGCTTATGGTTCAGAATTTGCAAAAGGAACGTCAAGTTTCATTGGTAAATTAGATCCTAGTTATGCTACTTTTGCAAACTCGCCAATTATTCTAAAAGAAAACTATTCTATCAATGGATCTGACACAGCTCAGATTGGATGGATTGAAGTTACTTCTGAAAATGGTGCTAATGGATATCTGTGGTACATGAAATCAGAGCATGAAAATAGACTTCGTTGGGAAGACTATCTTGAAATGTCTATGGTTGAAGGTGAACTACAGAAAAATACTGGTGCTGTCTTAGGATATGGATCAACAGAAACAGCTAAAGGTACTGAAGGTTTCT